GTTGCCCTGTTCAGGGGCCGGGCATGTCCTGCCAGCCTGGCTGGTGACTGTCGACGTCCACGGCCAGAACTTAACTGGTCCCTGGTCAATCATGTGTGATGACATTCTAATAATTAAGTTTGGCGGAACTGTGGCCGGGTCCAATTGCTTCAGGAACTGAGCCTCGCGCGTTGGCATCCAGTGCTTAGTTGAGCTTGTACGCTTGCACACTAGAAATATATTTTCTAAATGCTTCATACTTTGGATGTCGCCGCTGTCATGCCACCTGAACCAGTCCTGGTCCTTGATCAGCTGCACCATTGCATCCACCCATCGCGGGTCCTCGAGCGCTGCCAGGCGTCGCTGCAATGCTTGCTGTACATTATTGAATCTATATCGACCCTTCAGGGCATAGCAGCCCGCGCATACTGAGCCCGGGACCTTCACCAGCTTGGCGCCAGTCTTGCACGCTGCCGCCGGCAGGTTGTGAGCTGGTCCTGGCATCTTTGACGGCTTACTCAGGCCGCCTGTTATTTCTCTTGCTTCTTTTTTTAACATAATATTCTCCTATAAAATCTTATACATAATAGCTTGTAACCTGTCAAGCTTGTAGCTTGTGGCTTGGAGCTTGACGCTTCACGGGTGGGCCCACCCCCGGAGGGGGTGCACTAGTCACCTAGTGCACTCTTCACCAACTCCCCGTTGGTGGCCTTGTTCAGGGCTTCCAGGTACTCAGTCTCTGTGAGCTTCAGGACGTCCAGACAGAAGTGGTGCTTCGTTGCCTGGTCCGCTCCTGGACCTGCCAGGTACCCCGGCACCTGGTCCAGCAGCTCCTGGCGCTTAGCGCCGCCAGGAAGATACTCAGCCTTAATTTCTTTTTTCGGCATCATCTAACTCCTTCCTTGATTGTTCCTCCAGATCTCTGGAGTGGTTTAAAACTTTGTCGACCTGTTCTCTCAGTGGTGTGTTACTGAAATTTTTCATGTCCAGCCACTGTATTGTATGGACCAGGGCCCAGTGCTGTTCCAGCAGCAGCTCCCTAGTTTTTTTCATATTGTCGTTCATATGTCCTTTCGGTTAATTTATAAAAACAGATTACCATAAAATCCCAGAATAAAAAACAAAAAAATTTAAGTTATCCACAAATAATTTTCTTGACACGCCTGTTGCTTGAGTATACTGGGCGGGCCCACCCGGGATAGCTTGTAGCTTGTGACCTAACTCCAACTTTATTTTTTTTTTGAAAAGCTTGTGGCCCCAGACACATACACAGCATAATCTTAAGTGAAGCCCGGTGACAATTGTTTACCGTTCGAACAGGGCTTAACCTGTGTAGTGTCCAGGATGTAGCTTGGGCGCTGGTACGTAGGCGGACACAATCCCAAATTGCCGTCAGGGTCAGCATCATAAAGTGCCAGCTCTCTCAGAGCTCGCGACCTAAGTTATAGAGGTTTCTACTCCTCACCAATAAACGCCCAAAAATTTAATACAGCGTTGGTCTTCTTACTTCCAACGCTGTACTCCTGCCTTCTGGTGACGAGAGGGTTGACACCCTTTTCACCAAAAACTTTTTACCAAGAACAATCGTATCCGATATTTCTACCCTCTTTTAATTGTTCTTTAGCCCATTTTAAAAACTCTTCATCTTGGGCTTTGTATTCTTTTATTGCCTCTTCTTGAAACTGTTGTCCCCAGAAGAAACCATCAGAGGCAAAATAATTCCAATAATCATTTTTGATCGCCTCTTCCAAGTCCTTGATTAGATCTTCAGTAATTGTAACACCACCTTGACCACCATTAAAACCCAGATGTTGCAGGTCGTCATGAGTGTTATGTGACCTAGGTTGTTTTTGTTTTTCAAATTGACGAGACATGAACACCTGCAGGCGTGCATGCTTTCGCCAATAAAACTTTTCGTGAACTTCGCCTTTACTATCTCGAAGTCCAGCGTATTGATCTAGTCCCATTTTTACTCCTTTTGTTAATCTTACAACTTAACATTTTATCCTAGAATAAAAAGAAAAAAATTTAACTTATCCACAAATAATTTTCTTGACTGCTCGTGGCTTGTAAATTATGGGCGGGCCCACCCAAAAAAAATAAGGGTAGTTTAGAATAATTCTAAACTACCCTTTCATCAAGGACAGATGAAACTAATTTGGGTTTTGAAGATTGGAATTCTCAAAATCTTCTAATGACATATCCCTATCTTCCCCTGTACACGCATTGTGCCAATAATAAGAAAAATGATAGCCACTTCCACCACTTCCCCAATGATATCTTCTCATTTTTCGCCACGCATTTTCTTCACTCATTGTCATTGGCTCGTGTAATCTTCCAGAAATATTATCTATGGCTCTATCCATAAATTGATCTGCCCAATCATTATAACAATTCATTGAGCAAAAATTCCCATTTCCATAATAGAAACTACTTCTTCTTCTAGTCTGATTTTTACGATTGCCTTTGGCACCTCGTTTTCTGTCCTTTGTGTCGTAAGTATGGCACTTATGACTTTGGCAATATTTTAATTCTGCCATTTTCTGTCCTTTCTGATAGGGTTGAATATTCTGCGCTAGAACTACCTTTCAACCCTATACTTTCATATTGGTTAAAGTTTTTATAAATTAACAGAATTTAATATAATATCCCTTTACAATAAGTCAATATAGTTTATAAGATTATTTTAAAATAAATAACAATTAAACAAGAAAGAGGACACATGGCTAGAATAAGACTAAACAATGAGTACCGAAACAAAATTGCAAATAGAATAAAAGTACATTTGCAACAAGAGGACACTCAAGAAAAAAGAAAGTACGATAGCATGAAAGCTGAACAAGTGGACATCAACGACATGGCTTGGTCAGTTGCAGAAAAAATAGTAAGACGACACTACACAGAAGAAGATGTAGAGAAAGCTTATTATCTTCAAAATAAATTTGAAAATGTTTCAACGATTGCAAAAGATAGTTGCTTTCATTTTCATTATCTTGGGAACAAGGAAAAAACAAACTACAATGGCGAAACTACTATTGAAGAAAATGTACCAATAGAAAAACATTTTGACTTCAGATTAAATGGCGACATTGATACTGAAAGCAATTATTCTTCTAATAGTGATAGCAATTATGCTTTTGCTTTGTTTCGAGATGAGATTAATGCACAAGAAGATTGTAATGCTGACATCTTAATTGAACAAGCTAACAAAGATGATAACCCACACAAAAGAAAGTTTGTTGAGAACAATCAAAAATATTTGGGATTAAGTGGTGGAAGAAATAACGAAACCAAATATGGTAGAGAGTGGAATGAAAAATATCAGTTGGATTTAATCGGTAGAGATTATTGTAGAGATAGGTCTATTGCTTGTGATAAATCTGAATTTGATTTTTTAATTTCTTGGAAACAACAAAAATCTGCTTTTGTCATGGCTCATACAAAATGGATTGAAAGCATTTTGAAACAGATGAAAGAAATCAAGTTAGGATTAAAGGGTTATAAATGGCTAGATGAGGGAATTGAACTAGCTAACGAACTTGGTTTAGATGTTAAAGACCATGAGATAATTAGAACTAACTCTAGTGGTTTGGTTATCTACAATCCAAAAAATCTAGCTGAAAGAATAAAAGGTATGAAAAATACTGAAAAAACTAGAGAGCAGAAGATAGCAGAACGTGTTGCATATATGCAACAATCTCAAACTAATTCTGATAACTTGAATTAATTTGTTGAAAATCGTTGTGGGATAAATTATATTTATCCCATAACATTAAGTTATAGAAAGCGAGAAAAAATGATAAATAATAAACCTTTTGTTATCACTTACTATTCAGCAAGTGATAAGAAAACAATAACAAGAAATGCGTTATGGACAGATAAATGCAGATATTGGTTTTCCAAATCTGGCAGAATGTTAATGACTTATTTCGATATAGACGCAGACGGATATAGAACTGCGTCAGATAGTTGGAGTATCAAATTATGAAAAATGAAATAAACGAAAAAATGTTTTTCATTGTAGAGCAATACAATGCTTACGACGGCAAAAGATTCTCTATACATGACCGAAAGATGTATGACTTAACAACAGCAGTTAAAAAGCTGTTGGCACTTGATACATTGAACGAGGACAGGGAAAAGACTTCGTATCACTTACAAGAAGTTAATTTTTCAATGGTTGATAAACCATTAAAGTTAACTGAAGAAATGGAAGTGAAGAACGAACAATCAGAAATGCCTTTCTGATTATCTCGCAGTAGGGTTTGTGGTTTAGGTATGAGCCACAAATCCTACAAACTCTTATAGGGTATGCATAAACAACATATGTTGTAATTGCATAGTGTGTACCGATAGAGGTACCACAACATCTTGATTTTTTCGCTTGAAAACTTGGGCGGGCCCACCCTAAACCAGACAAGGGGTCCCAAAGTCATACATATATGTAAGATTTAGACTCTTATAGCCAAGATTTCAAAAATAGGTTATATAAAAAATATTATAAAAAATTTTATGGAAAATTTTTCAGGATTGACTCCAGAAGAAAGAGCACGACTTTTGGATCTAGAAAAGAGTGTAGAATTAGATAAAGCCAGACCCGTAATCAAAAAAGACTTTTTGAGTTTTGTCAAATACGTTTGGCCTGAGTTTATTGAAGGTTCTCACCACAAAAAAATTAATAAAAAATTTAATGATCTCGCTAGCGGGAAAATTAAACGTCTGATCATCAACATGCCGCCAAGACATACGAAGTCGGAGTTTGCCTCATACTTACTCCCGGCATGGATGGTTGT